ACATGGATAAGATATGAGAGAGCATTTTGAAAAATTTGATTTGTTGCCTTTATCCTTTAGTCACCTCAATGAGTTCGCTTTTTACAGGGAACGATGGGCACTAAGGCGAATATTTGGCTATGAGTTTCCAACCAGTGCTTCTGCGGTTAGAGGTCAAGCAGTTGAGTCTGGTATAAATATGGTGCTCAATGGTTTATCCCTAGAGGAAGCAACAGAAAAAATGATTTCTGAATTTGATGTTAATTGCTCTAGAATAAATGACCCTAAAACGGAAGACGAAAGAAACAATCTTGTGCCTTTATTAAATTTAGGTACTAAAGAGTTTCAGAGATATGCTTTCACTTGGGATTTATTAACCTATCAAAAAAAAGTAGAGTTAGAGATTGATAAGATACCTTTTGTTGGTTATACAGATTTTCATTTTGAGGATAAGAAAACTAAAGAGGATTTTTACATAGACCTTAAAACCTCTAAAAGCCTTCCGCAAAGGATTAGTATATCTCATGCGATGCAACAATCTATTTATCAACAAGCAACAAACTCACGGCAAATTTTGTGGTACTTAAAAAACCCTACAAAAACTAAAGATGCAGAGTTTATTTCGCTGTCACTTGATGATTACTCTGAGCCAATGCGAATATGCCAACATATTCTAAAGGTTATGGGTAATTATCTCAAAACTGTTAATAATAAAGATGACGTTAGAAACAGTTTAGTGCCCAATCCAGATAATTGGATATGGAAAGAACAAACTGTTTTATGGGCAAGAAAAGAGGTTTGGGGATACTAAACCAAAAAACCCCTTTGGGTTTCGGCTCAGAGGGGTATAATGAAAAAATTGGAGTTCAATATGATTATTCACGAAAACAGTAAACCAAAAGAAAAATTAAAAGCTTGGTATTTATTTACCGAAGATTTCGTTGCAGGCACTCAAAACCTTACCAATGAAGAGGTCGGAGTATACATTAGGCTTCTTTGTTTTAATTGGAACAAAAGGTGCAAGGGATTGCCAAGTCATAATATGGAGCTTTATCGCATAGCTAATTGTTTCACAGATGAAGAAAAACAAGCATGTAACAAAATTATTGAAGAGTTTTTTGTATATGTTAATGGTCACTATCAAAACGAAAGACAGCTTCAAGAATATCTTTATATATCAAGGAGAATGGAAGCTTCAAAAGAAAATGGTAGGTTAGGCGGTCGACCAAAAAAACCTAGAGAAAACCTAGAAGAAACCCCCCATACCCCTACCCTTACCCCTAGACAAACCAAAGTAAGATATGAGCCTTTATTTATTAAATTTTGGGAAAAGATAACTAATAAGGTCAGTAAAGGAACAGCAGAAAAAAATTACATGAAGTTAGAACAGGAATGGTTAGAGAAACCAGAGGAACTAGCAGATATGTACAACAAGTACTACAAATCTGTAGAGGACAAAAAGTTTGCTAAACAACCTGCATATTGGCTTTCAGCAAAAAAGTATGAGGACGAAAAACCCAAAGTACCAAGTACAGATAAGGTTGATATGTATTCCTTTAGACTTAAAGAGTACAAAAAGGTCATAGAAGAAAAAAGGTCTAGAAATTATGTTTCTCAATGGGCGGTACACAATTTATGGGAGATAGAAAAAGCTATAAAAGATAGTGAGTTTACAAAAGAGCAAGCGGAAACATATCTTGATTTAAAAGGTTGGCTATAATGCTTGAGGTTATAACTTATACCATGTATCTCATTACCATAACAGACATTGAAACCGCCAATGTAGAGGTGCACCGCCTTGTGTTTGATAATAAACCAGAGTGTGTATCTTTAGCTAAAGCGATAAATCAAGAGCGTGACCCTATAGCAAATAAGAAAAATTGTCGTAGGGTCATTAATTATTATACGGAGTTACCATAATGAAAGTACAAAATAAACCAATAGATGACCTCATTCCCTACCACAATAATCCTAGGAAGAATCAAGCTATAGATAAAGTTGCTAGCTCTATAAAAGAGTATGGTTTCCAACAGCCGATTGTAGTTGACAAAGATATGGTTGTGATCGTAGGGCACACAAGATTGTTAGGTGCAAAAAAATTAGGTTTAAAAGAAGTGCCCATAGTTGTGGCTGACTTAGGGGAAGCAAAAGCGAAAGCATACAGATTGGCTGATAATAGAGTTAATGAAGACTCAATGTGGGATAACAATCTTCTGCAAAACGAATTAAATCAACTTTTAGATTTTGAAATAGATTTAAACTTAACTGGATTTACAAATGAAGAGTTAGACAGCATATTTTCAAAAGAAGAGATAGAAATAACCGACCCTATAGCGGAGCTTGATGACGAAAATCGTTCATTAAATGACGTTAAAATGATACAGTTGTTTTATGATCCAGAGTCAGAACAAACTTTTAGACAAATAATAGATAGGGTAAAAAATAAATATTCTTTGGATAATATCTCTGATGCTGTTCTAAAATGTGTAAAAAATGAAGGAGAAAAATTGTAATGAAATCTATTAAGTTAAAGCCAGTTATGTCTGAGGAAGAAGCTAACAACCTCATTGGACAGCATTTAGACGAGACGCTTATACACGATCTGATTGAAGAGGATACGGAGGTGTTTAAAGAAAATGGAGAGCTCTTATGTGTTCTGAAAAAAAATATTGTGCCAGAAAAAATATGCGAAAATGCCAGGATACCTTTTAGAAAAGCGGTAACACCAACAACAAATCGAGCAAGTGCGTCCGGAGATATAAGCAAATTTTACAAAGTTGGCGATAAGGTTGGCACAACAATCATTGGTGAAATTAAAGGTAATCAATATAGAGCTCTACTGAAGGACGGAACTTTATCGAAAACAATGCATGCTATACCAGTTGATAGTTCGGTTATTGGATATATGGATAGATACCCTAGAATACCTTATTGCAGAACAACCGCTTTTTCTCAAAAGTTTTTTAACGAATATAATATGTGTGTTCCTTATGTTAAATGTGTGAACGATGTGTTTAAAAATTATGCACCTCATAGATATAAAATACAAAAGGCTATGGCAGATGCTTCTTCACAAGATTTTATTATTAAAGACACCGCATTTACTACAGTAACAGTAAATAAAAATTTTCAGACAGCCGGGCACAAAGATGCAGGAGATTTGAAGGAGGGTTTTGGAAATTTGGGTGTTATCTCAAGGGGTAAGTATGATGGTTTCTATACTGTGCTACCAAAATATGGAGTTGGTTTAAATATCAAACATGGAGATGTTGCTCTTTTCGATGTTCACGAAGTACACGGAAATACAGGTGCAAAAGATGCTTCTTATTTCGAAAGAATATCAGTCGTGTGCTATTATAGAGAGAAAATGATCTATTGTGGCACAAAAGAGTATGAATTAGAGAGAGCAAAAACAGAGACAAAAAAAATTGCATTACCAGAAGAGATCGAAAAAGCAGATCAAATAAGAGAGAAGATTTTGGGATAATGTGCGGTGTAGTAGGTATAGTATCAAAAAATATCATACCGACAGATATTATTGAAAAACTTTTATTACAATCCAAAATAAGGGGTCAACACGCTACAGGCATAAGTTATGTAGATAACGATCTTCTGAAAACAGAGAAAATTGCAAAAAACGCAACTTTTTTAAACGTAAAAAATATAAACACAAGATGTTTGATTGCACATACAAGATATAGTACCTCATCATTAGAGCACAACCAACCTATAGCGTATGATGATTTGGCGGTGGTTCACAACGGGGTCATAACCCAAGAGGATAGCTCACATTGGGGTAAATATGATTATGAGTTCAAGACAAAAAATGACTCAGAGTTTATCATCAAAAGTTTTCTACAAAAAAGCCACCCAGTTAGAGACTATATGGAAGCGTCAATATCAGCAATAGTTATCAACAACCAAACAAAAGAATTGCATTTTTTTAGGAATGAAAAAAGACCGCTTTATTATTGTTATGAAGACGATATATTTGTTATGGCTTCAACGAAGGACATTCTACTTAGAAGCGGTTTCCAAAAGATTAATAAATGTCGCTGTTGTGTAAATTATACGATCAAAAACAATCAAATTTCTTATTACGAAATAAGAGAGGTAACAACAGACCTTCAATGATAAAATATCTTAATGCAAATGACGTATCTTCATTGATACAAAGAGCACCCAGTGGGGAAAATACTAAGTTTTTTAAAAACGCACATAATTTGTGGTTTAGATTTAAGAACTACGACAGATACCCTTGTATAGCTCTTTACAAAGACAGTTTATGCGTCGCTGTAATTTACGCTACTTTCAGTGATAAAACGGGATACACAAACCTTTATGAAATTTGCACTATGCAAAATATGGAAAGAAAAGGCTATGCTTCTGAAATATGGTCTGAGTATCTCAAAATAGCCTATGAAAGAAAGATGAAAAGATTGAAAATATCCTGCACCCCTGAATCTATAGGGTGGCATAAAAAAAATGGTCTGGTTTTTTGGGGGGTAGATAAACAAGGTAGTCTTAAATCAGATCAACCCCTCAAAAGAACAAGAGCAGAGCAAATTATATTTAGGGATAAAGCGGTGATCGATCCCGGCATCGCAAAGCCAGACCAAAAGGTATGTGAAAAGCTCAAAAACGAACAAATAGAAAATGTTAAGTTGAATCCCAAACAAGGGGTCAGAACGTGGAACGCTATTAAGAAAGTAGGAGAATATTACCTAGGGAGATATTTATGGACTACAGAGAATTACAAAATAGAAAAAGAGGATTCTTCAAATGGTATTATTGGTCTTTAAAATACAAAGATTGCGACCCGCCTATTTGGATGCTGAACTATTTATTCGATAGGTTTGAGCATAATTTAGAGCAGAAATATTGGATTGCCTGGATTTATGGGACGACATACCACCTCCCGACTGCTTGGATTATATGGAATGAGTTTCCAGATTATGAGCTCGTTGACTACGATAGATTAAAACATTGGAACGATAAAAATTATACAAGATTAAGGTATCAGACCGATACAAAGTACAATAAAGGGTATTTACCGCAACAATTTGCCAGTTACAAAAGATGGATAGAGCACAATAATCCATCAAAGACGC